ACAAAGAGTCAGGACGCATCATTGGCACCTACCCCACATGGGACAAGGCCTACGAAGCCTACAACCAACTTGGCTATGAGCAGACAGATCATGCTATCGGTGAAGTCGATACAGGCTATCTTGAACGAGTCAGACAGTCGGACGCAGAGTGCAAGGCCTATTTAGGACGCTATGAGGCCATGAGGATTAACAGGGGTGAGCCCCCAAAGGAGATCACGCGCCAAAGGTTTTGGGAATTGCTCGAAGTCCTTATGCCAGCCGACTGGACGCAAGCAGGGTCAACCGAGTCCTTCCGAGTCATTGAGTGCCAAACAGATGACCTCTTCACATGGTGCGCCCGAATCGGTGATCGCTACTTTGAAATGATCTGCCCAAAGAAAACCACACACGCAAAAATTATCAAACTTGTTAAGGAGAAATTATGAAAGTATTTGAACTAATCGAAAGCCTACAAAAGCTGCCCCCACACTTGGATGTATTGATCTGGGACGCAGGGAATAGGTCGGGCATTGCAATGGTGGATGACGCATTCATTCATGACGAGCAATACCCATTCGTTGAACTCAACACAGACACAGACGATTAAGGAGAACACAATGATCAAATCAGAATTACGCCAAGTTTTTGGAAGCCATTTTGTGGAAATTGGCAATGGAAAAGAATACGGTTGTGTGCAAGTCACAGTAGCAAACAACGCATTCACAGTCGCAGTTTTTGACCAGTTTGACAGACCAGTCAAGAATGACGTTTATCCAATTAAACGCAATTTGACTGCGGAAGAAATTGCCTTCATGGAAGCATACCAACGAAGTGTTTCGGATGCCTCCCCAGACATTGTCGAGGACTATTTACGCATGGAAGGTGACGATTTTTACGACAAATATTGCGGTGAATACTACACAGGACTGACTGATGCCCATGGGGTATGGCGTGACGCATTGGCATACGCCAAAGACCCTGCCTATTTCGCAAAGTAACTCCTGAAGCCCTGCGAGTCAGGGTTTTGGGCGGGATTTTCCGCACATTCGTCCTTTAACTTAACTGGAGAAACAAAATGCCTAATTGGTGTGCCAACTCATTGAAACTTGTTGCTACTACTGCTGAGTCCGAGAAGAAACTCGCAGAGATCGTGCAGGAGCTCGCGCGAGCAAAAACGGCTGGAGAGAGTGCAGAAATTTTTAAACTGATCAAACCCATTCCCGAAGCCCTGATGATCACATCAGGATGGCTTGGCAAGGATACCCCCGAACAGGCCGCCCTTGAGCTCGCACAGGCAGCGAACCTCAAAACCTACGGGTACGCTGATTGGTATTCATTCTGTACTGCCGAATGGGGCACGAAGTGGGACGCTAAAACTTGTGACGAAGATGTACCCTACATACTCGCAGACAACCAAGTGACCATCTTCTTTGATACCGCATGGGCACCGCCAATGCAGATTTACTATGCCCTTGAGGATATGGGATTCAAGGTCGAAGCCACTTACATCGAGCAGGGTGTTGGCTATATCGGTTTCTACACAGACGGGGTCGATACTTGCGAAAAGATGGAACAGTTTTACACCGCAGATGTAGAAACAGACGAAGACGATTTTCCAGTCATTGATCACAAGGTTGACCAGTACTTTGAACGCAATGGTTTCGACCATATGCCCACTAACTTTGGCGGCTGACATTAACAGGTGTTAATGTGAAACTGACGGGAAACTTACAAATGCAACACGAACACGAAGCCTATTCATGGTGGGAATACGATGGGCAGGGGATTCCCCTTGCCCGAGTCTGCGACAAGTGCGTAGATGCCGTTTTAGCCAAATACAACCCCGTAGTGCTCGGTCACTACACCCAGTCAGATGTTGACGAACCAATTAACGAAGAATGAAATGATTTTAGATACACCCGACCAAATTCAAACCGCCCGTATGTTGACCCTGCGTAAAGGACTGCAACTTGAGATCAAGGGAATGCGTCATTCGGGCAGGAGCTGCTACTCCATTATTAAAAAAGAATTCGACCTGACTGGGACACGCGCCCAAGTGCTAGAGAAATTTGAACAACTTATCCCAAACCTCAAGGAGATCACAAATGGAAGTCGTTGAACTACAAATATTCCAGTTTCATGAGCTGGACGAGCAAGCCAAAAGAAATGCGCGTGACTGGTTTAGATCAAACTCGGATTTCCCTTGGTTTGATGAATACAAAGACTGCGTCAAAGCCTTCTGCGACCACTTCAATGTAACCCTGCGAGACTGGTGTCTAGGTGATAGACAAGGCTATGTCAAGACAGACGCAGAACAACGCCACTTCAGAGGGGTCAAACTCTCTGAGCAGGACAGGGACGCTATGCCCACAGGCTTGTGGCTTGACTACGAGCTCTTTGCCCACTTCTATGACCAATTCAAACGCACAGGGGATGCCAAGGCCGCCTTTGACGATGCCCTACATAACTTTGTTATTGCAGTCGCAAACGATGTGGAGCATTACCATTCTGACGAATCCATTGATGAAACTATGGAAGCAAACGAATGGTCATTCACAGAAGAGGGTAAGTTTTACCCCCTCTGGAAAAAGCATTAAAGAAACACACGCAGGGAGTCGGAGACTGCTGCCGTCCCGATTCTCTGCTCAGCATCGTTAAAGTCCTCACCAGCCTCGCCTAACCAATAGTGCGGGGCTATTTTTTTGGCAGTCGCTATCCCCATTGGGTCATTGTCTGCGATCACCAACGGGTCACGCAGATTCTTAGCGACCTCAAGCATATTCCCTGCTGAGAAACACACATGGATGGTGTATCTTTCCCGAAGATGTTTCATTGCCCTTCTCACCGACATTCCAGTCGCAAACCCCTCGACCAAGATGTTCCTGCCCTTGTTGTCAATGACCAGGGATGCGCCTTTTGTGCGCTGACCCGAAAGAAATCGTTTTGTGCCATCCTGAGAGATCAGTTGACAGCCAACTAAATTACCCAAAACCCTCATGGGCAACACCAACAGATCATTCCAGATCAATCCCTTGTCCACGAAACCCTTGCGAATTAGGTAGGGGTGTTGGTCTTTAACAGAGTTATTCACAATGTATGCCGCCCTTTGTGCCGCCTTTTTCTGACGCTGTTCGTGCTCTTGTTTGGCAGCCAACATTTTCTTGTGTGCGTTCGGGTCAGGAACAAACGGCTCTTCCGATTTGTAAAGGATGTGCTTGTCGTGTACTGCGAAATTGATAAGGGCACCTTTGTGGCCATCGAAAATGTACGCGCCATTCTGTTTTCTTGGATGGTCTTCAGTCCCCACCCTCACCCAACGATCAAGGACTAAGTCTTTAATGAGCAGACCATGAGCTCTTGCAAAGTCTTGAAAGCTCATTTGTTAGCCTTTGATTTTGCCCAAGCAATGTTGCGCGACTTGATCCATGAGCTGGTCTTTGTGCTCGTTGCCAACGGGTTTGTATGAAGCCCCCTCGGATATGCCCCATACCTTTCCTTGTACTTGTGAGCTGCCCAGCCATCCTTGTATCCACGCATACGAGAGAAGTAAATCAGCTCAGAATAGAACTTCTGATTCTCAGTTAACAGCTCGCGCTTGGTTGTCTCTAACTCTGTTAATTCGCCCGGCACATTCAAGACTTGCTTCATGGCCTTTTCAAAGCCACATTCACCACAAATTCGGTCAGGCCAGACCCATAAAGCACCACAAGCAGGGCACTTTGAGTCCTTCTTTTCCTTCTCTGGCGGCTCTTTCTTCGCTGTTTCTGCCCCGTTTGTGAGCTCTGTCACGCCTTCTTCGAACAAAGTGTCCCATTCTTTGCGGAATCTCAGGTAGTTTCCTGAGTGATCAAGCCACAAACCAAAGTCTTTGCCATCGTAAGGACGCATAATCCGCCCCATTTGTTGCACATGACTGCTAAAAGACTTGGAAAACGGCCTCGCAGACACCCCTATCATCACATCAGGGACGTCAAAACCTCTAGTCAGTATGTCAGTAGCCACCAGACCATGGATTAGCGTATCTGGACGCGCAAAATCCTCGATTGTTTGGGCTTTGAACTCATCATCTTCCTTGTAACTGATCGAAACAAAGTTATACCCGGCCATACCAAACTGGCGAACCAAGTCCCTGCCGTGCTCAACTCCCGAGCAAAACACAACAGTCTTCCTCGGCCTACCAAACACTTGCATGGTCTTGTTGATCCACTCCTGAACAATATCCCCCGTGATCTTCATGCCTCGGTGAGCTACCTCATCAGCAGACCATTCGCCAGCCAACTTCTTTGCCCCAGTCATGTCAATCTCTTTGGCGATAAAGATCTTTAACGGTGTTAACCACTTGTCCTCGATCAGCTCACCAGTAGGTTTGGCTCCAACCACATTCGTGTACACATCTCCAAGGCCATTCGTAAAGGGAGTGGCGGTCAGGCCAATCACTTTCATCTCAGGGCGATCTTTGATGAACTGGACGATCTGCTTACGCTGGACATGGCATTCGTCAATGATCAGCATCGAGACATCAGGGAAGTTATCCCGACTCTCCAACGTCTGTGCGCTGCAAACCTGAATCTTCTCGTAAGGACGATAGCGCCAATGGGATGCCTGCATAACCCCATGAGGGATTTTGTAGTTCCCAAGGCGCGTACTGGTCTGGTTGACCAACACAATCCGGTCAAGAACCATGGCCACGTTCTTGGATTGCTTGGCTTGTTCGAGCATGATGGCCATGGCCACCTCAGTTTTCCCAAAGCCAGTCGGAGCATATAACAACTGGCTTCTGTGGCCATCTAGAAACCCTTGGGCGAGCTTCTCCACAACTTCCGCTTGGTGCGGTCTTAATTCGAGCATTTGATTCTCCTGCTGGGATACCGCCCAGCTTCGGGTTTAAGCCTTTTCTGCCTTCTCAGCACGTTTCTTCCAGTAGTTGACTTGCTTGATCATCTCAGCATTCTTACTCTGGAACTCATTACGGGACTGGGTCATTGTTCTGAGTTGGAACTCCAGGTCTTTGACTTGCTCGCGCAGCTCTTCAATCGTTTGCTTAACTTCCTCACGGGCTTTCTCTGATACTGGCAATGACTTGACAGCCAACATATCCTTGAGCTTTGCGTTCTCCTCTGCCAACGCTGTGTGCTCGATGGCCATCTCTTGGAGCTTGTCCTCTTCGGTGTACTCAGGCTCTGGAGGGGGAGCTACTGGCCGGCCTGCCTTGGATACGTCCATCTTGCGGCCATTCTTGTCCACGCGAGTGGCCTTCTCAAGACCCAAAGCCTTACGAACACGGCCAACAGTCATTGACGATACATCGCAGATGATTGCAATCTCTGTGTCTGTCTTCTCTCCGAGCTCAATATCCTCAAGGGCGAGCTGGACAACGTAACGGCGCTCATCTGGTGAACGTGGCTTACCATGCTTACCATTGGCCTTTAGACAAGCTAAAAAGGCATCGCGCTTGGTGCCTTGATTGATGTTGGCCTCGATCTCTGTGAACCCTGCGCGCTTGTGTGCATGGAATCTGTGGAAGCCATCACTAGGCCAGTAAGACTTACCGTCAAACCACAAATCAATAGGGGGGAACTTGTCTTTGCCTTCGAGCAAGATCTCTGTGTAGTGCTGAACCATTGGCTCGTCAATCTCTTTACGGGGCTGAGTGCCACCGTCTAAACGAATCTTCTGTAGTTGAACTTTCATTGCTTTCCTTTGTTTGGTGTTCTTCTTGATGCTCTGCCAGCCCAGCAGGCCGCGCAATGCCACTTTGTGTGGCTTAACTGGATACCACCCTCTGGCGGCTTCATTTCATTACAACTGGTGCACTCCTTATGTTGATGTACCGGCTGCTTACTGCCGATTGATAGTTGTTGTTTAGCAAATCCATTCACTTCTTCATACTCCTTATGTAAACGGTGAAACTGTCTATTGTGTCCTGACCAAAGACGGTCATCTTCTGAATCTCTAAGGCCACCTCCTCTAGCACTTGGTTGCGCTGAGAGGGTGATACATATATCTCGTTCTCTAATTGGGTTTCAACCATCTGACGTTTACGCCAGACCAGCGCCTTCTCCCATATGCTTAAATCCAACTTGGACATGGAATTCCTTTCATTTCTGGAAATGCTTTATCTACGATTGCTTGAATTCTCTCGCGAATAATTCGCTTCTCTTCTGACGCCCTGATGATGGGCATCACAATCCATCTGTACTGGTTGTTGGCCTTGATCTTAGCCATGATCCGGCGGCGGTTAGTTCTAATCTTCAAGTGTTTTTCTCCTTCAACTTGGCCTCGATGGCTTCGGCATAAACTTTAAATGTCGGTGGCATCTTGTACTGGCTCATTAACAAATTGACCGCAGTAGCAGCATCAACGGCCTTTAGCATTCCTGAAACCATGGACGGAACGTTTTTGCCAATATCCGCCCCCAGCGCAATAAGAGTGGGGGCCATTTTGTCAATGGTTGTCGATAGCGCCTCGATATGAGGCAACAGAGCAATGTTGATGGGCTTTGAGAACTCATTTAGCGCATTGGCGATAGAATCTTTCAGCGTAGACATTCTGCCATTAAAGGTCCGGCTTTGCCTATCCGTCATTCCAAAAAACTTCCCGCCCTCTGACGTGGCGTCGATAAAGGCTTGCTCGACCTCGGCAAACGGAATCAGGCCTGCCTCCATGCGCTTCTTGAGCTGAATCATGGTTTCCCCGGTTCGCTTGGCAATTTCTTGAAGCGGGTTGAATCCACCGTTGATAAGCTGGAGCAAGTCACCGCCCATCAATCGGCCCGTTGAGGCTATCTGGCCGTAGACGAGAGCAAGCCCTTTCATCTTCTCGCCGTCACCTGCCGCGATGTCACCGAGCATTCTCAGCGCTGGCAAGACTTTGTTAGTCTCTACTCCAAAGGCCATCATGGTTTGAGCGCCTTGAGCCAATGCAGGAAATTCGTATGGCGTCTGCGTCCCGAAAACGCGGATCTGTTCTAAGATATCGCGGCCCTTCTCTGCGCTGCCGGTCATTACCTCAAAGGCAATTCCCATTTGCTCGATTTCAGCCGCGCCCTTGATTCCTTTGAACAGCGCAGCACTTGCAGCGGCGCCCGCTAATGCAGTTCCAGCCAGAACCGCGCCTTTTGCAAGCCCGCCAATCGCCATAGTAGCGCCCGACATGTTGCGACCGATACTTTTGCCGGTCGAATTTGCTACAGAACCAGCTCTCCGCATTGTAGCGGAAAAGCCTGACATATCAGCAGAGATGACGGTTTTAAGGTTAGCCTGAGACGCCATGCCCTAGCAAAACCAAAAACTTCCCGTTTCGCAACATCGGTTTATGCTTGCGTTAGGGTGGATTTTAGCGCAATGTCAGGATCATCGCGCAAATTTTAGCATTATTCGCAAATGCCTCCCCATGGATTTCAAAAATGGAGCCGAAAGAACCGGGGCAAACAATCGGCGTCAAATGGTCGCTTGTTTGGAAGGACAAAAAGCGCCAGCCCGTTGAAGGTATCGAAGCTGAAACTTCTCTTAGAGCTCAAGAAACTGACAAACCCACAAAATCGCATGAATAAAGAAACTGTTCTCGGCGTGATTCGTCACGTCCTCACCTTTGGCGGCGGATTCGTTGCTGCTAAATTCGGAATCGATGAAGGCATGATCGCTGAGCTTATCGGCGGAGCCATGACCGTCATCGGCGTTATCTGGTCGATCGCATCAAAGCGCGACTGATATGAAGCGCCCGCCACAGGACAGCGGCTTTTGGGAGTTTTGCCTGTCCGTGGTCGGGTGCGTCTTTCTTTTCCTTGTCGCGTTAGGATTGCTGATCCTCGCGGCGCTTTTCGGAGATTCTAATTGGAAGTGATTCGATATTATGAACGATATAAAGGAGATTCAAACACGGCTTAAGGTGCACGGATTCTACACGGGACCGATTTACGGCAATTTCGGACCAGCGACCCAAGCAGCGGATATTGCATTCAAGGTCAAAAAGGGCTTAGCCGCTCGCGATTACGTCGGGCCGATCACGCTGGCAGAGCTTAGGAAAGTCCCTAGCGCGTCAGTAGCCCCGCCCGAGGTCAAAGGACAGCCCGTCTGGGTGCGCAGGGCCAAACAAGA